GAATTCCATTGAAAATTAGCATTATTCCATTGAAATGGTATTCTTTGTTGCATTAAAATGTCCCTCCATCAATATAAGAAGCTGTAAAAGAGCTAGTAACCGTTAAAGAAGATAAATTTAGTGCAAACCCACTCCCATTCCCTTTTTCAAATTCTAAAAAGGGATTCAAAAACGAAGCAGTTGTTAATAAAGATCCAGTATTAGTAGAACCACCAGTTCCTCCATTTAAAGCATAAGAAGCTGTTAAAGCATATGAAGCACTTGCTGCATTTATACCGTTTAAATCTATAAAAGATTGATTGTCATTAAAAGGATAAACGTATGAAGTAGGAGCATAAGATACTTTTCCAGTAGAAGGGTCAGTAACCTGAACCCATTCAATAGGTTTATTATTTAGTAATTGCTCCATTTCGTATCATAAATATTAATACGTTTTAGTATCATTATTGTTTAAAGAAGATAATTTCTTTTTAAGACCTTCTAAAATTGTTCCTTTTTTCTTACTAGAAACATTAGAATTTTTTATCTTTTGAATTTCGTCTATAATTTTTTGTTTATTTATATTAGCTATTGGAGGCACTGGAATATGATCTGGGTTAGGTTCTGTTGTAGGTTCAATAGGTTTTGGTTCACCATAAATGTTCATTTTAGGTTTAATGCGATCAAACGCTTGATTTGTAGCTATAACAAGGGTTATGGCTAATGGGTCAAACACAAAAATCAACATGAATATGAACCAATTTGCCACCGTTTTTATGTCAGCCCCTGTAATTTCACTTACATATTGTACAGCACCTAGCTCATTTCCTTCACTTGCTTTAGATTCCATATCTAAAATTTTAATATCTAAGTTTGTAATGGAATCATTTAACGCATCTATTTTGTTAGAGATTTTATCTTTACTTAATTGTGTTGTAGCTAGTTGTGATTCAAATGATTTCCGGTTAGCATTATTTGCTTTAGTAACTACTTGTCCCGTTTTTCTATCTACTGATTGAGTAGTTGTATTTGTAGATAAAGCGTTGCGTAACTGGGAGATATCTTTGTCTAGGGTTGTTTTTTCTTTTTCTAGTTCGGTTTTGATTTCTTCAAATCTCTGTTTTTTAACTTCTATGTTTTGGATTTGTTTTCCTCCAATTTCAAGTTTTGCAATATTTTCTTGAAATCCTGTACTTAACAGTCCATAAATTCCAATTGAGGTAATTATGGATAACACTACAAGTGCTAGGGTTAAATAGATTTTTAAAAGTGTGTATGTGTTTTTCCAAGCGTTATGGAGATATGTTGCAATTGCAATTTTGGATATTTCTAAAAATGAACCCATTACAATTACAGGTATAGCTACACCTGCAAATACAATAGATAACCCAATTACACTATAATAGGCTGCAGTAGCTGACAATCCAACTGCACAAAATAGCAAGAACCAAGGTAAAAATTTTTGTTTCATGTAGAAAAAATAAGGAGTCCCTATTGGGACTCCAAATACTTTTAAAAAATTAATTACTTTTTATTTTTATCAATTACTGACCAAATGGTTCCAATTAATGTCAAAGCACTACCTGAAATTTCGGTCCAAGATACTTCATCTACAATTCCTTTCATTAAAAGAATACCTCCAGCAAATGTTAAAGTGTGACGAATAATTCCTAATACTTGTTCTTTTGTCATTTTATTTGTTTTTATTGTTCGTTTGTTGTAATAGTTCCTTTTGCTTCAAGAAATACTTTTCTTACGTTAGCTGGTTGAGCTACTTTCCATGCTGTTCTTCTTGCTTGGTGTAATCTAGATTTAGCAATTCTAGATACACTTACGGAATTGTTTTGGTTTCCACCTAGTACGTGATAATGTGTTGCATCTTCACCTACGTAAATCCCAACATGTCCGCCTCCATCTCTTTTAAAAGTAAGGATATCACCTAACATAGGTCCATCAACTTTAGTACCATAATTAGCCCAAGATAAAGCCCATAATGGTTTATCTACAACTTGTAATCCTGCAACATGAGCACAATGGGCTATAAATAACCCACACCATGGAATTTCATCGTTTGTATAAACTTTTTTAAGTCCTATTTCATCCGCCCACTCTAAAATAACTGGGTTGTGTTTTGAGCCTACAATTTCTTTTATCCCTATCTGCTTAATAGCTTCTACTAGGATTTTTGGGGATTTTTCTTCTTTTAACCAATTATAGTTCATATCAAATGTCTTTAGTTTCTTCTTCTTTAAAAAAGTTTGTTAAAAATTTTCCTGTGGCGCCTAAAGCAATAGAAGTAACTATCATTGCTTTAATTTCAAATGCTGTAAAAATATCTTTTAGATTATCAAATTGCCATAACCCACCAATTGCTAATACTGATGATACTGCTAAGAATGTATCGCCAATTTTTCTCCATTTTTTTGGAGTTGGGGACCAGTATTTTTGTTTAAGTTTAGATAATTTTCTTTTCATTTCTTTTGTTATACATATGCTTATCCTTCACAAGCTACACAATTGTCGTCTCGCTGGATTGCGTCTCCTCTTAAAATACTTTCAGATCGCATGTAGTATAATGTTTTGATACCTTCTTTCCATGCTAATTTATGTACGTCACTAATATATTTTGGTGAATCAGAAGGATCAAAAGTTAAATTTAATGAAATTGCTTGATCAACATATTTTTGGCGAATACCATTTTGACGAACAATCTCATACGGATTAATTTCTTTAAATGTTAAAAAAACTTCTTTTTCTTCATTTGTTAAAATATAATCAGGTAAATTTACTACAGACCCTTTATCTTTAGTTATTTGATCCCAAACACTATCGATATTATATCCTTTAGATTCAAGTAACTTTTCTAATGTTGGATTACGTTTAATAAATGTACCTTTAGCTGTTTTTAAATTAAATACATTTGCTGGGATTGGTTCAATTGAAGGTGAAACGCCTCCTGAAATATGGGCGTTAGAAACTGTAGGTGCGATTGCTAAATGGTGGGTATGTCTTAAACCTGTACCTTTACACCATTCAGGTTCTCCATATAATTCAGCTTGAGCACGGGAAGCCTTTAACGCTTCTTTTTCAATAAAGTCAAATATAATTCTTGTATAAGAATTTGCTTGTAATCCAGTAAACGGAATATTTTTTTCTTGTAAAAATGTATGCCATCCTAAAACACCAATACCAATTGCTCTACCTTTAGATGCTGAGCGGTATGTGTTTTCCATAAAGCGGATGTTTTTAGAGCGATCAATGAATTCTTGTAGTACACCTTCTAAAAACCAACAAGTTAGTTCTGGTAAAGTCATTCCATTTTCAAATGTATATTCTTTCCATTCATCCCATCTTGCTAAATTAAGGGAAGATAAACAACAAATAAATGAATGTAATTCATCTGTGTATAATGAAATTTCAGAACAAATGTTTGTCATCGAAACATGCAAATTATTCTTTTTATATGCTTCAGGATTTGCATTGTTTACATTATCCTCAAACATGATGTAAGGTTCACCTGTTTCTAAACGTGTTTTTAAAATTTCACCCCATAATTTAAGTGCTTTAGGGTCACGTTCTTCAACTCGATTCATAAAAGCATCATCAATTACCACACATTGATGCATATTTAAACATTGTCTATTAACATCACCTTTTGGACGACGAATCATTAAAAATTCTTCAATGTCTGGGTGGTTAATGTTAAGGTTAACAGATGCTGCTCCTCGTCTAACTGAACCTTGGTTTGTAGCTAAAATAGTTGAGTCATAAATTTTAATCCATGGAACTACACCTTCAGATACACCATTGCCTGAAATAGATTTACCGCGTCCTCTAATTCGAGATACACCAATACCTACACCTCCACCTTGAGATGATAAACGCATTAGTTCTGAATTAGCTAATGCAATTCCTTCAATTGAATCATCTGTATCAATTCCAAAACATGAAATGGGCATTCCACGTTCTGTTCCTAGGTTTGATAAAACAGGTGAAGCTAAACATAACCAATTTTTCACCATTGCTTCGTAAAAGAATGGTTGTAAATCTTTACGTTTTAGTCGACGAGCAGCTGCTTTAGATACTCGTTTAAATGCGTCAAAAACATCTTCATCAGGTAACAAATACCCTTTTGAAATCATTGATAATGAAATCTCATTCATCCACGTAGGGTAATTTTTACCCTTAATCCAGTTTGTTGTATCTACTTGTATGCTCATAATTTTATAAATCGCTCCAATCAGCGGTTGATTTTGAATAATCTGTTACTCGGTTTGCAAAGAAATCTTGGTGTGTTTTACCACTTGTTAAATGATTAAACCATTCCATTTCTCTTAACATGTTTGGTTCTACATCATTGTAAAGTGGACTATATCCTAGTTCGTTTAATTTTTCGTTTGCACGTGCTTTAATAAAGTTTTTTAATTGTTCTTTTGATAAACCTTCAATATCACCCATTTCAAATGCTTTGTCAATAAAGTTGAATTCTAGGTTAACTGAAGTTTCACATGCTTCATAAATTCCTTTCATCATTTCAGGATTGTCTAGTTTTAAGTTTTCAGATATTAGGGTTCTAAATAGCCAACATCCTGCTTTCGAATGTAAAGATTCATCTCTAACACTCCATTCAACAATTTGACCTGTTCCTTTCATCAAATTACGAAGTTGAAATGACATCAAAATAGCAAATGAAGAAAATAAATTCACACCTTCAGTAAATGCAGAAAATATAGCTAATGAAAGTGCCTTTTCATGTAATGTTTCTCCAGGTGTTTCAACTAAACGATCAATTTTTGCTTTAGCTTCTTCGTCTTCTAAGAATGCTTGAAAATCATCTAAACCAAGTTCTTCATTTAAACGAGCATATGCTTCAGCATGTATGCTTTCAAAATCAGCAAACACACGAGCCATCGCTTGTACTTCAGGTTTTGGAAACCATAAAGATACTTTTGTTGACCAATAATCGTTTACGTGTACTTCTGTTTGAGCAAACGACTTTAAAATGTTTCCAATTAGGTTTTTTTCAGATTCGTTTAATTTAAGTTTCCAGTCATTTAAATCTGAAGATAATGGTACTTCATCTGCTAGCCAATGTGCTCTATGTTGATCTTTATAGAAATCAAATGCTGTTTGGTACTCAAACGGTTTATAAAAATTGCGTGGTTCAGTTATCATGTGTTTAGTTCAAAAAATTTATTTGCTAGCATTTTTCTATCAAGATCTTCATATTCTTCACTTGACATTTTTTTCGGGGCATCAGCTTCTTCATCATAATGTTCTCCAATTGAAATATGGCCCGTAGATGTGTTAACATCAACTTGAAAAGTAAGCCCATCCATTCCATATCGGTTTTTCATAATATGAAGTCTCCCTGTTCCGTTAACTTTATCTTCTTTCTTTCTTGATAACGATATTGAAAGGTCAGTTATCATCATTTTATCATAACTTCCCGCTGCTTTATCGCCTTCAATAACATTATCTTTGGCTCCTGCGCGATTTACTTGCGAAACTGACCAAATTGGTAGGTTTAATTCGCGAGCTAATCCCTTCGTGCTTGTATAAATATCATCAATCTCTTCCTTACGGTCACCTCTTTTACGTCTTGAAGAAAGAAGATCAATGTAATCTATAATGATAAGATCTGGTTCAATTCCTAAATCTTTTACTTTATTTATATGTGCTTCTATTGAAGAAATTGTTGTTTTTCCCATTGGAAATTCACGAATAATTAATTCACCTGGTAGGTCAGTTGTTGATGTTTCTACATCTCCTTTATGTTTTTCTAGTTGGTCAACAGGCACATTAGTAAAGAAAGCATCATATCGTCTTCCAGTATATGCTTCACTTAATTCTAAAGTATAGTGGATAACGTTATATCCCATTTTTACTGCATAACCACCTAAAGCAACTAATGTCCATGATTTACCTCCTCCAGGATTACCAAAAATCAATCCTAAGTCACCATTACCTAAACCACCTTGAACCAATTCATTAATTTCACCCCAAGGTGTAGGTACTATTTTTCTATGGTCTTCACGATAACGTGATTCTACATCGCGTTTGTATTCGTGGCCAATATTCTTATCAGCACCTGCTTTCATCGCTGATTCGATCATGTACTTAATTGATTCGTAATCGCCTGCTTTAAGCAAGTCAACACTGTTTAATAGTGCTTTTTTCAATTGTTGGTTTTTACAGAATGTAGAAAATTCTTCTTGTACATACTGTAGATCTTCTAAATCAGCTCTATAAGCTTCTCGTAACTGTTCTTTTACAGATACTTTAAGTACTTCATTCTCCAACTTTTTCATTTCAACTTTTAAGATATCCATTGAAATGGTAGTATGGTACTTTTCGTAGTACTTTAAAATTTCATTTATAACCCATTTATGAGCCGGATTGCTAAAATACTCATCGCTTAGTACGTCGTTTATGTTTTGTAAAAATTCTTTATGTGTTAATAAAGAAGATATTACTTTCATCTGGAACGATGGTCCGTATTCATCAATTGATTGTAAGGTCATTTTATAACTTTTATTTAAATTTAATAACTTTTTATTTGTTCTCCAACAAATCTTTGAAAATATCACGAACCCAAAAATCTGTATTTCGGATTAAATTTCCAATTTGGTCTTCGTTACACATTTCAACGAATGTTTCTGGGAAGAAGTTCAGGTGTGTTTTTTCAACAAATTTGTCTATGAACATTTTGTCTGTATCGCTCATCATAGGGTTAGATAAGTCCATAACTCTATGTTTATCTTCTAATAAAGGAACATCATGTAATACTCTTGCATATACAACATGTTCTTTTAATTTAGCTTCAGCAATGTCTATCAAATCATCAAATGATAGATTACGTTCAGCTAGTTCAGGGAATTTTTTAAATAAACCTTTAGGTCCTAATCCCTTAATACCTGTAATTCCATCAGAATTATCACCCATCAACAATTTATAAAGTAAGAAATTGTGTGGAGGTACATTAAATTTTTCTTTTACAGTGTCAGTTGTATAGTATTCTTTTTCAATTGGACGATATACAATTACTTTTTCAGTTACTAACTGTAAGTAATCTTTGTCACTAGATACTATAAATGCTCTATCTTCTGGTTTAGTGGGTAGTTCAGAACTTAAGTATGCAATAATGTCATCTGCTTCTACTCTAGGTAAAGATATAGTTTTAACTGGTAGTGTTTTTAGGTACTGGATTATTCGAACAATTTGATCTACTTTAGAATCGTCTTCTTCTTCTAGGCTGTCAAATAATTCATGTTTAGTTACCCGAGTTATGTTTCTATTTGACTTGTATTCAGGTATAATATTTTTCCTGTTATTGGAGGAACCAGCACCATCAAACACTACATAAACTTGTGTTGGTTGGATGGTGCGGATTAAAGCCCCCAAAGAGCGAAAAAATCCTCCTAAACCTCCAATATGGACTCCGTTTGAATTGACTGCATTAATTGCACTAAAATTTCTAAAGAAGAGGTTAAGTCCATCTATGAGCAGGTAGCGCTCTGATTGGGGTGTTTCGTCTCCGGTTTCTTGAATGTTGTTTAAGAGGTTTAAGAGGTCTTTTTTCATATTAATCTTCGTTTTCAAATAAATCAGGTGTTGGTGCTTTTTCGTCCCACTCACTATTATCTTCTTGTACTGTATAAGTACCTTGTCCTAAAATATCTGCCCATTCACTAGAATGTGTATCTTTGTACTTTTTAATTGCGTTTGGATCATCTTTAATGAAACCATGTACTGTTGAAACAATAGTTCCCATTGTAGTGATACCGTTGATATGGTTTTTATCACAAGCAATTTTTGTACGCAATGCAAATTCAACTTTTTTCTTGTCTTTAACAGCATTCAATTTTGAAGTACCAGCATTTGTAACATTTCCAAAAGTTAAACACAATGAAACGTCATAGTAAAACGTATCTCCACCTTTGTTTGTCATTCTAGGTTGTGACATAGGAGTTAAAGCCGGAGCAACACCTACTTTGTTTACAATAAACAAGGTATTCGTGTATTTTGAACTTTCCTTACGAGACATTACAATCTGTTGATTGATAAAATTACCAAATTGAGTTGCAATGGCTCCTGCGTTCCACATTGGGTTATTTTTACCTTGTTCAATAGACATTTGACATGGAATTGAACCGACTGAGTCCCAAATAAATAGTAGATCGTATGGTAAATTGCCTTTTTTCTGTTCGGTTAATAAGTCGATCATAAATGCAGCAATATCTTCAATTGAATTCAATGAACTTCTATCTCTATAGATAAAGAAACCTGTTTGATCAACAATCTCACCTGTTTCAGTATCAACAACATCTTCAATTTCAAAACCCATTGTTTTCCAGTGGTTCCAATCATGTTTCATTTCGGTAATGATTAACACAGGTAATATTCCCATCTTTTGAGCATTAACTGCTACCTCGATGGTCATAGTTGATTTACCTGTGTTACTTTTACCTCGAACCATTGAATTATGTCCCATAGGAATACCTGGAATGGACAATGCTTCCTGTAAAGCGGGTGAAAATGGAATCCACTTTTGTTCTTTGAATTTGACATTTGATGCTAAACCCTTATTTGCCTTAAATTTATCTAAATTGAACGCAGATTTTAGTTCCTTGTCCGCCGCTTCAGTGAGCGATTTTCTTCCTTTAGCCATAACTTGTTTATATTAATTAAAATGGAGCATCGTCATCATCTTCACCAAACAAATCATCAAATTGTTCTTCTTTTGATTTTTTAGCTGCTGGTTTAGTAGATAAACTGTAGTTTGATTTTGGTTCTTCTTTTACTTCATCAACTACTTCCTCTGTTGCTTCTTCTTCATCTTCAGGATTTAACCATTCTTGAAGTGCTTGTTTGATAGTGTCAAATGGAAGTGGTTTGTACAAATCTTTTGGATTTTCTTGCTCTTCTAACCATTTTTCGATTTGTTTAGAATCATCAGATAATGGAGTAGTTTTCATTGACGGAGCAATAGTTGTCTTATTGTACTTTGTACCTGTAGCTTCAGGTCCTACTGTAGTCATTTTGATGTCACGTCCAGACATGATATCTGTAAAATCACCTACTTCTTCATCAGCTGCCATTTGCAAAAATGCTTCGTAAATTTCTTTACCAAATTCCCACAATTGAACACCTTCACTTTCCTCACCACGTACAATTACAGGTGCATAGATACGAGTTTTCGGATCTAATTTTTTAGCTAAACGCCAATTTTCTTTGTCGTTTGTTCCACGTAATTGTTTTGCAAATTCTGCAATTGGATCTTTGTCACCCCAGTTTAAAGGCGAAGCGATTACTTTACGGCTTCCGATACCGTAGTAAAATTTCATTTCCGTAAATGGAAATTCTTTGTTGTATTTAAAAGGTACAACACGGATTGTTTGTTTTCCAATGGTAGGCTTAAATCGCTTAACATTGCTTGAATTGTTGCTTGAACCACCATTAGAGGTCTTTTGCATTGACTCAAGTTTTTTCTTGATTGCGTCTAGATTCATAATATAACTAAAATTAAATTGTTTACAACGTTTAATATAATAACCTTTTTTTAAATAACCAAATTATAGTTCAACAATTTGATAAATCTTTGTATTTAATTGCTTAATCTCATTGTGTTGAGTTAATAAAATACAATTTTTATAATGTTGCCAGTTTACTGGGAAACGGGTGTCTACAACTCCACCGTTTAACTTTTTAATCAACTCGTTTAATGCGTTAATAGTATATAATGTGTTTGATTCTTTTTTTCTATGTACAAGAATTGTATTATCGGGAATATCATTTACATTTCCTTGATCTACATTATATGTAATAACGTATTCGTTATTGCTTTTAATATGTAGTACAAACATTTTATTGTACATAATAATGTAACGACTAGACAACGCACTAACCAACGCCTCTAACTCACTCAATGGTGTAAAAGTACAAAACAGTCTATTGTTCATCAATAAATTTTCAAATGTAAAATCATAGTCGTATTGATCATACATATGACGGGGTTGTTCTAAAGTACTATACATAACTTTTATTTTATATTGGCATAATTAGTGCCTTTTTTGGTTTTTACTTGTAAATTGTATTTGTTAAATATTCCTAATACTTTAAGCATTACATCCGGTTCGCTCTTATCGTAATCAAATAAAAACGAATCATACACATATAACACGAGTTTAGTATTTTTCCCTCGCAAAATCTTAAATATCTCATATAATATATTAACATTATTTGCGGTCTCCAAGTTTTGTAGTACGTAATTTAAAAGCTTTTGCGGATTCATGTTTTCCAGATCATTTTTTACAAATTTATGGTCTGAAATAGGGCATTTAATATATCCGTTTGTGTTAAATGTTTTCCACAAATCGTCTGTATATTCTTTTACTTGTCGAAAAAAGTCCAAGGTCTCGTATTCTTTCCATATTCCTCCATAAAGCTGTTTAAACGTGATCTCTTTTGCTTTTGCATAGTCCACTCCATACATTTTAGAAAAAGATAAGTGGATATCGTCACTACCAAAGTCGTAACCGCAAAGACTAGCCAAAAGGGTAGGGTGATAAGCAGATATGTCAAACTCAATAAAACTTTGATTGCGGGGTATAAAACATTCTCTTTCATTGTTGTCTTTGTTTAGGGCTGAAAAATTAATATTATTAAAGGCATTTGATGGCCTTGTTGTTAATGTGTTTAGGTTATATTGCGTGTATATAAATTCATCTACTTGTTGATCAAAGTACTGTTCAAATAATTGAGGGTCCACTTTTATACCCGCTCGTTCTAGTTGATTAAACACCAATGCTGCTTTGTTGTAAAATGGATTTATTTCACCCTTAAAATTAGCATAGTTTTGTTCACATACCTCATAGTGCTTTACAATCGGTACTATTGTGTTTAAATCTTGTGTTGTTTGGTATTTGTTGTAAATGTAATTGTGAGCTGTTGTTGATTGAGGTATATATGTATGGGGGGAGGGTGAGTATTGGTAACAATGCTTAAGAACAAAATAATGTAAAAATTCCTTTCTATCCCTTACGTAAATGTTTTTTATACTGTTTAATACCTTTAAACAATCATCTATTGTAGAATTTATTGTTTCACTATGGTTTATTGGAATAATATACCCTTTTGTATCGTCTTTTGGACGAATGTAAATAGCACATACTTCGTTTTCAACAGGATGGAAGTTATGTGAAGTAGGGATTACTTCAATATAAGCAACTTCGTGTTTTATACTTGCTAAAATGTCTATATGTTTAGGATCTTCTATAAGCCAATACATGCTTTAAAGATACTAAAGATTTTTTAGGATTCCACGTAATATTTTAAAAATTTACCTTGAAAATATTGAGAAAATCCATACCATTTAAATTTAGTTTCAATAGATTCTGTTAGTGCTTTATTTGAAACGTATACTTTATTTTTATCTCCCTTAATTTGCCATAAAATAGAAACAGGAGTATATAAATCCCATGCTATTTCTGGGGATTTGGTATATAATTGATTAAATGTAAGATGAGAAATTTCTAAATATTTAGGTTCATTGTTTCGTTTACAAAAATATCTAGTAAATTGTCCGTTTTGTTGGTCTTGGGAAGTTGGTAGAGTTAAATTAGATATAGGTAATAAACGATTTGAAAATTCATTTAATTTTGGGTAACTGTTATATAGGCCAGAATTTACAGGAAGATCAACAGTTGTTGTACTTCCATCAGAAAGAGTAAAAGTTTGGTTTACGGGAAATAATGGAAGAATTATAGGATTTGAATCACTAGGTAAATTTTGAGTTAATTCAGGTTTGTTAGCTACAATTAAAGATTCTAATAAAATAGATTGAAGTTCAGTTGGATTTTTTCCAGTATATTTTTGTCCAGTAGATATTTCATAATAATATCCTTTATATTCTTCTTTAGTTGTTGAAAGAATATATTCACCTCCATTAGTATAAAGATCAGGTTTTACTTGTGATTTAGGATAATACATTTTTAATTTATTATGGAGTTATAACTTGAGCAAATCCTTTAAGACTACTTAATTTAGTTCCCTTATTATAGCTAACCTTGTCACCACTATTACCTCCTACAGTATCTACTTTTGTTATTTTTCCTTTAGTATCTCTATGTACTTTAATAACAACTTCACCATGACCGGATTTAAATACTGCTAAATCTCCAGGTTGTGTGTAGGTTAAATATTTTTGATCTTCTGTTATAGGAGACCATTTTTTATACTGTCTAGCATTATTTTTTTCATTTCCTGGAACTGGAGAAGGAATATTTTTAGCTGTAGTATCCCAAATATTTTTAATATTTTCAGGAGCTGCAGGGACAATAGCATTTCCTGTAGTGTAAGCTTCTTTCCAAACTAATTTTTGAAAAAAACCACACCACATTTGACCACTAGACCATCCAACTCCTTTCATTTTTGTTTGGAATGCTGGGTCTGAATATCCGGCATTATTTCCATATTCTGGTTGGCCAACATAGGAAAGGGCAATTAGTACAATTCTTTCTCTAATAGATAAAGAATTTTTTTCTAAGGAAAATTGGGGTTGAACTGTTTGAGGTGTTGGAGAAGGGATATATACTTTTCCAAAAGCATCAGCTTTTACAGTTTCTATTTGGTCTTTAGTTAAAGCTTTAGGAAATAGTTTAGCTATATTAGAATATCCTATTACACCATACGTAGTTCCCTCTATTTCTGTTAAAGGTGAATTTGATGATGCAGCTACTTGATCTGAAATATTAGTAATGTCAATATCTAGTTTATCTATTGCAGTTGTTTTAGGCATTACAATAGTTTCTAAAACAGTTTCCCAATCATTGTCTTGTAATCTATGGCTAACCCCTGTAATTATAAAATTTAATGTTTCACCATATTTTGTTGGTAAAAATCTAGAATTAACTTCTAATTTGTTATATATTTTAATACCCGATATACCATCCATAGTTATTCCAAGTTTAAATGGAATAAATCCTATAGTTCCAGCTTGTTGGGTTTTTTGTCCTGCTTTTGCTATAATATATTTGTAAAATTCGGTTACAATAGATAAATTTTGTTCTATAATATCTGAATTTATATTTCCTGGGTTATCAGATGATGATAAATCTCCATCATACCCATAACAAGCAGTAATTTTATTTAAAAATTCATTTATATAATTGTATTCAGGTTCATCTTGCCCAGAAGTTTGAGTTTGTGTAGCTGGGTTTGGAGAAACAAGTTCATCTTTAAATCTATCTATAATACCTTTATTCCATCTTGAAAATGCTGTAGCTTCTGTTCCTTTAACGTATCCATTTGCAGTAGCTCCTACAGTAACCATAGTAGCATATTCTGGGGTGATAGCGGTTTTTAAATCGACTTTTCTAACAAATGTAGATGAGTATAGGTTAATATTATTTTTTGTTCCTTCTTTTTTATACCCAAATAAGTTAAGTTCATATTTGTTTGTATCACTAAGAGCAGGGCAAGAATATCCTGGGATAGGGGTTGAATCAAGAATTCTAAGAACATTTTCATCTTTATCGATTATAGGTTCAAGATTATTAATTCCACCTAAAGCTTTATTTAATCCTGTACATATAGAAGATATAAAGCCATATAAATTAACATCTCCTCTATCATTTGTATTACTTTCTAAACTTGAAATAATAAATTCAAAATTTAAATAAATATTCATAGGATATGCAGCATTCTTATTATCGTTTTCTTTAAATTGACGTAATTTTTCAAATACTTTAGCTGTTCCTTTTCCTTTAGCTTTTTTAAAATCTAAATTTTTTACTATACAAACTCTTGGATCTAATGAAATTTGATTGGGTAAAGAATACATATGGTTACTCCATGTACTATAATCTATATCAAATAATGGAGGATCATTATCACTTTTTATAAGAGGTATAACTTTTTCAGTTAAAAATTGAAGTAAATAACCAAATCGTAAATAATATTGTTGAGTAGTATTGTTTATAACACATGCATCATCATAGTGTGCTGAATCAATAGGATTTTCAAATGTTGAGGTTGTTGTACTTGATACTTTAGTCCATTGAACAGCAACATGTTTTCCACGGTCACTAATAGATGTTAAAGTAGTTGATCCATACCCCCCAGTTGAAACAGTTGTATCTTCTTTAATGCGATAAGAAATTTTTATAGTATGTTTAGATTTACTAGCTTTGTTAATTGGTGGGTTTTGTTCAGGTTGATCTCCTTTATAAGTTTTAGGGTCATTATAAAGTTCTCTTAATTTATTGTCAGCTTCATCATCTGGGAATGCTGAGTTAATGGTTATTGTAGAGTTAGTTTTTAAATCGCCAATGTTATCAGATATTGTAGTAGAACCAATATTAGGATCTATAGTATATCCATCTTTAGTTCTATATTCTAGTTTATATGTGTTAGAATAAACTGAAAGTTCACTAGGGCCATTTTTTAATAGGTTTCCTACATTTTTAGTATCACCATTTCCTAAAACAATATTAACTTTTTGAGATGCATTAGGTCCAAATCGTTTAAATAACCAAAGGGCAGATGTTATGATATTAGCATCTTTGTTTTTTTCTATAGGTGATTCTTCAGAACCAGGTGAAGCAGTTGATAATTCAGGAGAATTTTTAATAAAACCTTTTAATTTAGAATCTATAGAAACATTACTTTTTAATGATTCTACAACATCTCCCATACTGATTAGGGTTAAGTCTATATCATATGTTCCATCAGGATTAAACACCCAACTAAAGTTAGAAACAACAGCTAACATTCCGTCATAATTTCCATCGTATCTAGCTCTTTCTTGATCAATTAATTGAGTTCCACCATATCCTAAAAAGTCAAAATATGATCTGTTTTTTCCAACTTGGAAAAACTTTTTTTCAATTAAAGTTTGTCTAACATTTTCTCTATCAGTGCCTGTTTTAGTATATAAACTATTTCCCCATTCAAGTAAAACAGTATATCCTAATCTCATATATAATATATCTAGGATATCTAATTGCCTTCTATCATTTGCTTTAATTTTGATAAAAGCTTTTTCTAATGAACCTCTATTTAATGACTTGATTTCAGCACTTATAATACCTGGCATAGGGGAATATCCAAAATCGGCTGATTTATATTGTTTTCCTTCTTTAGTAGCTACAGGAGTATAACTATACATATAAGAACTGTTAGGATCAAAATTTTCAAGAAAACCTTGACGCTGAGTGGTTACAAGGTTTCCATTTTGATTAGTTTCTAATGTAGAAGTTCCTCCATATAAAATAAAATTTTTTGCTAAACCATCTCCTATTAAATTTGGAATTTCAATATCTAAAAACCCTATATCTTTTAAACGATTTGATCCTTCACTACCACTTAAATATACCCCAGATGCTAGTTTTATCCAGGAAGTATTAGAATTTAAAATATTAAGTTGTGAATCTGTTCTATTAAAACTTTCTATTAAAGAAGAATCTGAAGTTGAGCTAGCCCTAGAAGGTTTAAATACACCACTTCCATGAAGTGCTTGTCTAGCATTGATTTGTTGGACAACATATTTTCTTAAACTTTCCCCTACTATATTTCCCATAACTTTTATATTATTCCATTTAGTAACTCATATTGATTTACTATTAAAGGTACCCTTGTTGGTGATGGAATACGAATTTGAGTTCCTACTATCGGATATAAAGAATCCGAAGGTTGAGAAGGATTAGCTCTACTTATTACCCACCATAAAGAAGAATCTAAGTAGTAATTTGAAGCTATAAGATCATATCTATCACCTCGGGCAGCATACGCATAAACATCATCTACTCCAAGGGGAATTGTAGGATATTTTACATTTACAAATCTTCTTTTTGTATCTTCCGGGGTAATATATGTTGCAACTCTTCCGTATCGTGCCATAACTGTTATCCTATTAAATTTTCTGTAAAGTATGAACTATTACTATAATTTTGAGCAGTTGTTGTTTTTGGAATGTTAATATCATTTCCAAATTCATCAAGGGTTGCTCCTAAAGGTCTTCTTTGATCAATAAACTGTTGATTTCCAGGAACAGCTAAACGAGTACTACTCGCTATTCCTTTACCTTCAGATGTAAGTTCATTTTCAAAGCTTAATTTTTCTGGTCTAAATTTGTGGATTGGAATAAAGTTAAATCCACTTACTCGTATTATATGAGGCAACTGACGGACTGAACGTCTTCCTTTTTTTGTTTCTTGGGTATCATTTCCAAGCACATCCATTCCAATTTCCCAAGGCGATTCTTCAGGAACATCATATGTTAATGAAGTAATAATTCCGGGTTGTTCATAAACATATCCCCCTAGAGTTAAATATGCTATATTACCTGTCATATACCCTGAGGTAAGGCTATCTAAATATTCTGGTGCTAGTGAAGAAGCTAAAAAGTTTAACTTTTCATACATAGCGTTTATTTCATTTTTAGATTGAGCTACAACAGTAAATGCCATAGATATTCCTCGTTCAAATCCTCCATATTTGTAAAACTTTTCAGCTCTACCCATATATTCTATGGCTTTCCAATCTGCTTTGTATGAATCTGAGAATGAGTCTATAAATGCTCTAAAATGTAAATATTTTTTAAATGTTTGACTTCCTTGAATATCATTGTTTAATATTGCTATATTAAAAGGTATAATATCATTTAATTCTTTTGAATCAGGATGCCCATAATATCTAGAACCATCATTACTTGATGCTTTATATATAGGATATGCATTAACTCTATCTAATGCAGATGATTGTCCGTTAACAGTAGACCCTTTATCATAGTTTGATCTATTTCTAAGTTTGCTTCCCGGGCTTACTTTCTCTTTTCCTGCAAGGTTAAAATTAGTTTCTACATTTTTAGTTACATAATCTGGGGATGTGCTTAAAAATGAAGATTGTGGGGATTTAGTAGGTTCTAAATATGATCTAAAATCAGGGGTTATATCAGATAAATCTGTTGGGGGATTAAAATTACTTATAAGACTATAATCCCATGTTTTGTAATTTGAAGTAATAGGATTATTTTTATTATAGCCAAAATTTGCTAATGTTTTTATAGGAACTCCTGCATTAGTTGTAGCAAACTTAACATTTGTTTTTCCTATCCCAAAAACAGAACCAGGTCCTCCTCCATAAGATAATATAGTATCATCTCCTGGGGTGTTTATATTATAATTTTTTACTGGGGGTTTTAGTAGTGATGGTTTATTACTTGATATAGCAGTAGTTAAAGTTACTAATCTGTTATTGCTAATTCTATTAGGTAATAAACTAAAAGACAACTGAGTGTTGGCTATAGTTTCTTGATATGAGTTAACAGATACACCAGGAATTGCTCCTATAGGATCAATACCTTGTTTAAGTAAATGTCCTCCAATTAACGAAACTCCAGCTTGTGCTATTGTAGAAGTAGGTAAATAGATACCATCATTTAAAGCTCCTCCAGCATATGCAGGGCCATAAGTAGTTTCTGTTTTTACAC